AATCGGGGTCGCCCACAAAGTCACACACGATCACATTCAGTGTGTAAATCTTTTCGTGTGACAGCGTGGCCGCGAGCCGCGCATCGATATTGCCCTCATCGGCAAAGATACGCATCATTTCGGGGTTCGTTTCCAGTTGCGGAACAGCTTTAATCAGCGCTTCGCGCAGGCTGCGTGCTTTCTTCATCGAGTTTATCCTGACAGTCTTTGACGGTTTCAACCTGCAGCGCGCAGGCGGCGAGCGCGTGCTCAAGCCTGCGAATATCGGCGCTCAGGTCGCCATTAGTGAGCGGTTCGCTTTCCGGCATCGGGCAATAGCTCACTTTCGGGCAGGCGCTGTAAACAATGACCGGCGGAGGCGCAACCGGCGCGGGTGTGCAGCCTGCGCACAACATCAGGCAACTTGTCGCTATACCAGCGGCGTAAAGTTTCATTCTCATTTATCAGCCTCGTAATGGTTTCTTCCCGCCGTACGGCCATCGCACCGGCGGCCAGCAGTTCCCCGCGTAAACTGACCTGCGCGGTTTCGTTCTTCCTGGCGATTCGCTGCGAGATGGAAAGCTGATTTTTCAGCATTCCGATCACGTTTTTTTGTTCCATTGCGACCTTGTTTGCCCGTTCGAAAGAGCGGGACAGATTGCCGTTTTCATGGCGCAGCCAGAGCACAACCGCAATCAGCGCGGCCAGCAGAAACAACATTACTTTCATTGGATCCCCCTGAGGCAGTAGGCACGCTCACGCGCGCGGCGGTTTTCCAGCCCTTTGTTAACTTCGCCATTCACGTAAACCCAGCGGGTTAGCTGGTCGCACGCCTGCGGCCATTGCTGGCGCTTGATAAACGAGACCAGCGTCGACCGGCAGGCCGCGCCGGTTCCCACGTTGAATGAGAAGCTGACCAGCGCGTCGTAAACGTGCTGCGGCATTTTCACCGGCGCGCAAACGGCCAGACGTTTCTCGACGTTCAGCACATCCGCGACGAGGTTCGCCGCCGCCTGTCGCTCGGTGATTTCCCCTTTCGGTACTACCCCGGCAGTGTGGCCGATGCCTGACGTCCACACTCCCGCGCTGCACTGGTAAGGCGTCAGGCGACAACCTTCGAGGTCGGCAATCAGCGCCAGCCCCTCGGGCGAGGTGTTAAGCAGACGAAAGTCAGGCATCAGCGCCGCCAGCGCCAGCACTGCGGCCACACTGCAACGTTTAACGATTGATTTCACGAATAGCCCCTTTGTCGAGTCCGAGCGATGTCAGATAGAGGTACGTCTTGCGCTTAAACCAGTAATTGGTCAGCGCGGTAAAAATGGCGCATCCGCCGCCCACGTAAAGCGCCATCTTTTCGGGCGACATAGCCCCGAGATACGCCAGCGCAACCGCCAGCCAGTACGCGATAAACGTGGTGATTTTTTCCATACTCAGTCCCATAGATTCACCGTTTCGGTTCTGGCCGCGCTGTCGGTTTCGGGAAGTTCAACAGCCGTGCCGTGTGGCAGGATGACGCCGAGCTCTGACAGGCCGGGATTCGCTTCTAACACGGTTTCGACCACCCCCTCAGTGCGCCCGTAATACCGGACACAAATTACGTCGAGGGTGTCGCCCTGCAGCGCATAGGCTTTCATCAGATTTGCCCCACAATGCAGCGCGCTTTGTCCTGGATGCGCGCCACTGACCAGCGCATATCCCGCCACATTTCATCGATAGTGCTGTCGATGCTGTCGGCTTTTTTGTCGCCTTTGGCGGTCGCATCCACGCCTCGAAAACGCTCGTAAAGCGTGGCCGCCGTCATGGCACATACGGCGTTGAAATAGTGGAAAACGCGCACGCTCTCGCCATCGAGTTCGTCGGTCGGGACGTCCGCCAGCGTGGCGTAACCTGCATCGAGCTGACGTTCGCGCCATTCACCCAGCTCCGCGTTAGTCTCCGCAATGGCGGTCTTAATCGCCCGGCGCAGGCGCACGGGGGAAACCGTCTGCTCTAATCGCATTTCCTCCCGCACGCGCTTCGGATCCACGTCAGGATAAAACGGGGTGTTTTTGATTACCGGCTCGCTCACGCCCGGTGGCGGTATCACCACGCCCGGCACGTCCTGCGGCTCTTTTTTTGGCTCAATAATCAGTGTCGTCATGACAACCTCGGGTAATGGGTGGGCGGTGGACGCCGGTCTCAGTCAGGGCAATAAGTACCCGCATTGACCGGCGTGCCGCCCGGCTCGGGGAGCGCTCGTTTAACCTGCGGCTTTTGCCGCCTTTGGTGGACGCCCGCGCCGTGCCGCCGGTTTGGCGGCAGGTTTGCGCGTGCGCGGTTTAGTCGTTTTGGTTTTCGGTGCCGGTTCGGGTTTTGGCCTGAGCTGGCGCTCTAACTGCTCGATGTCTTTTCGAACGCCGATGGAACCCCCTAACTGGATCGCACGCTGCAGGTGCGCCAGCGCCTCAGGCAGTTGCCCTGCATCGCGCAGCACGTAGCCGGTGATTTTGTGCAGCTTCGCGCGCACGATATCGGGCATATCTGCGCTGTCAGTCAGCTCGATGGTGTCGAGCAGGTTCGCCAGCTCGACCGGCTGTTTCGCACCGCGCAGGCGCTGCGCGGCCAGTGCCACCTCTTCTGCCAGCAGGTAAGGCGTCGGACGTCGACCGGTCGGCATGGTCAGGCCGTAGGTCATGGCATAACGGGCAATTTCCAGCGCCCCGGAGATATCGTCAGCATCGAGACGCCAGAGCATCACCGTCATGACGATGTCATCCTGTGCGCCTTTGCCGTTTGCGAGGACGCCAGCGACCCACGGCAGATAGAACGGCAGCAGCTCACGCTTTTTGTCTGCCTTGCGCTCATTGGATCGGATTTGTTTCAGCGTGCGGTTGTCTGCGGCCAGCTTAACGAGCATCTGCTCATAGGCAGTTGCATTGCGCAGCGGGACAGCAGCCCGCTGCGCAGTTTCAGAGGCCGAGACCCGCATCATGTGACGCGCTGCGGGACTCGTCATGGCTTACTCTCCGCCTTCGTTGTTTACAGGCGCAGAAGCGCTTTCCGGTGCTGCAGGTGGGGTAAAGTCACCGAGCTTGATGTTTTCAATCAGGCAACCGGCAGCGTATGCCTCGACCACGTAATCGGTATTCATTGACTCGTAGTTTTCGATGCGGTCTTTCTTCGGGTTTTCGATGATGCTGCGGCGATGCGCGTCATCCATGAAGTAGATAGACAGGTTATCGAGACGCGTCACCATCAGGGCATTGGCCGGGAAGTAAGGCACGCGCACGGCAGGCAGGTTGCCGATGCGTTTCTGGCTGATGATGATGTCAGCGGCCAGCGACTCGGTGTTTTCCTGCTCTTTGTTGACGATAGGGAAATATTTATCCGCCATCAGCTTACGGCCGGTGATGACAACCAGCTCCGGGTCATCCTGATAAATCTCGTCAATCAGATTGCCGGTGGCATCCATAACCAGCGCGTCGAGGTTCGCATAATCGCCGTTTTTACCCACGCGGATCACTTCGGAAATAACAGCCCCTTCCTCATCGGTGATTTTGGACATCACGCGCGCAGGTGCTTCGTTGCGGTACTTCTGCAGCCAGCCGGTCGCCACGTCCTGCAGTAGTGGATTTTTTTTACGGTCAGACGTCGCCGCGCGCTCGATGCCGTTGAAACCGGCCATGATGAAATCGAGGGACTGACGTTTGATGATGGCGTCACGGATACGGGTCTGGAAGTCCTGGAATCGCGCCCACAGATCAAGCTGTTTGTAGCGGATATGGAAGTCAAAGTTAATCTGGTCACATTCATATTTATGTGACTCCAGCGCAGTAAAATCAGCAGTTTTGCGCTCATCATCACCGGCGGTGTCGGCGGTGCTCGCAATCGTACCGTTAACACCGACCCCGACTTTTTCGCCTTTCAGCTCGTCGACCGGCACGATGTTGATTTTGGTCAGAAACGCGGATGACATCTGCAGGGTGTTCATCAGGGTTTGCGTGACCGATGGCTCGACGGTGAATTTCTTCGCCACATCATCGGTGGAAATACCGTTCAGCTCCGCGACGCGGGACAGGTAGGCATTAAATTTGAAGCGGGTATCTTTACGCATGGTTATTCCTGTTTGGGTAATAGGTATCTGGCCGGGCATCACGCCCGGCGGTTTATCAGCAGTTGGTCAGCAGCTCGTCGCCCGTGCCGCCTTTTGAAAGTTCGCGGCGCGGCTGACGCTGACTTTCGGTGCTGTCGAGGGAGCTTTTGAGGGAGGTAAACGCCTGCGCGTTTTCATCGACTTTGCTGGTCACGTCGTGCTTAAGCTGCGCAAAAGCGGTCTCAAGCTCGGTGACGCGCTGGTCGGTAGCGTTAAGATTGGTTTGCACCTGCTCGGTGACGGTGGTCACCGCTTCATGCACATCAGCGAAACGGGCGTCATCGCTGGCCTGCTTACGGCTAAAAATGGCTTTGACCTTATCGGTCAGGCTGTTGAGCATGGTGTCGGGGACGTCCTCAAACTCCAGCTCAGCCAGTGAGGCCACAGAGAATACGTCGTCCGGCTGGTCTTTTTTACCGGCGAGCGGGTTCTGAGCGGCGCGGCTGCAGAATTCGAGGTATTCCGTGCCGAGGCTTGCAGGGTCATCGGTGACGGCCAGCCCGATGAGGTAGCACTTGCCGCTGTTTGAGAAGTTCGGGCGGATCTCCATTGAGGTGTAAACCTTCTGTCCGGCACGTACCATGCTGACCAGTTCATCAAGCGGGGCAATTTTGGCAAACAGCGCCTTTTTGCCGTTAAGCGCAGAGTCATCGCTGATTACCTCCGCCTTAAGCGCAGTCACATCGCCATAGCGTTTAAACAAGCTGTCAGGGAGCAGCCCCCGGATATGTTCGAGGTTGATGCGGCAGCCGTAGACGCGCGGATCGAACGTGTCGGCCATATCCTGAATATCATCGCCGCTGATGACGCGGCCATCGCAGGTGTCACCCTCGACGCCGATGCGAAACCATTTAGAAACTTTCTTTGCCATTGTTCAGGTGTCCTGATGTTGGGTTTTCGGGTCGGGTTTAGTTT